ATAAAGAAACTTTACAGAACGACCGTGTCTTTAAAGACTATATTGGAGACGTTTTAACGGACATACTTTCAAATCAAGAATATAAAATAGGAAACCATGGAGAATAATCTTCAAGACATCATAATTAAAAATTTAGTAAATAATGAAGCATTTTGTCGTAAAACCTTACCACACTTAAAACCTGAATATTTCGAAGGGCATCATAAAGCAATATATGCTCTTGTCTTACAGTTTATTACAAAATATAATAAACTTCCAAACAGCTCGGCACTCGCAATTGAGTTTCAGCAGTCTGAGCATATTCGTCGTCCAGACTCTGGCGCAATATCGCATACAATAACCACACTAAACGAAAACTACTCTGTAGAGCACGAGTGGTTGCTTGAACAAACTGAAAAGTGGTGTAAAGATCGTGCAGTTCATCTTGCTATTATAGAAGCAGTCTCTATTATTGATGGCAAGTCTCCAGACAAGGTTGAAGGAGCAATTCCAAGCATCTTAAGCAAAGCGCTAAGCGTAACGTTTGACACAAATGTCGGTCATGACTATCTCGAAAATATAGATCAACGATACGAGTTTTATCACAAGACTGAAGATAAAATTCCGTTTGACTTGGATATGTTTAATACAATTACTGGAGGAGGCATTCCACGAAAGACACTAAACATTATTTTGGCTGGATGTGTTCATCCTGACACTCAAGTTCGAGTAAGGCTGCATAAGAAAGTTCATGTTTAGATCTTTTGCGATTAGGTTTGTAATTTGGTGCTTTACCTAATTGCCAACCTCGTAAAATTAATTTAAAGATTTTATCGGTTTCAATGCGAAATGTTCTATCTCCATTATTTACATATTCTTTTCCACCATCTTTCATACCATATTGCCAACCCTCATTCATTTTTTCCTCAATTTCATTAAACAGACATCGCGTTGTGGTATCGCCTTTATGTATCCATACTTTACCAGTGTGAATCCTTCCACCCATTTGGGCTCTTTTTGATCTACCTTCCTTTGAGGCCCAATATGACCATGGATTATTTAGCGATACTATTGAAGCTTTACCACCAAGCGATGCAAACTTAGAAAATGTTTCTGGATTATGAATACCAGTTTTTCTTTCTTTAGCTCTTTTACCGTTCTTTCGTGAAATTTCTGCCTTCTCTTCTTTGCTAAATGAAAACATTCCTATCTTATTTTCATGACACCATTTACCAACAATACTCCGTTGTTCATATGTTAACTTTGCCCCTAACATATGCATTGATCGCAAATCGTTAACCATTCTATGCATTTTCCACAGCAAAAAATGAGCAATTATATGTTGTCTAACACTAAGATAAGTAAAATTACTTTCATCTTCTCCTCCGCCGGCATGGCGTGGGATAATATGATGTTTGTGTATATTTGATCCTCTACAATAATGAATTTTATTATTTACATTTTCGTTACAGAGTTTATAATAGATTTGAGAGTAAAAATTCATAAAAATAAATCCTGTTCCTGCTAGTATTATATTTATAAAAATCACGCCTTTATATGACTGAAAAAACTATTGCAATTAAAGAAATTGAAACTTTGTTAAATGAAGGATATACCATAGAAGTAGATTCTCCAGATGGATTTGTTCCAGTATCAGCCTTTGTTGATAAAGGAATGTGGGATGAATATGTGCTGTTACTTAACAATGGTAAAACTATACGAGTAAACGAAAACCATCTATTTGAAACTATCGATGGTTGGCAATATGCTAAAGATCTCGTACATAAAAAACAAGAATACTTAACTGAAGATGGTTATCAAATTGGTATTGTCACTAAAACAGGAAAACAAATACCAATTGTAGACATTACTGTTGATCATGAAAATCATCGATATTATACTGATGGGGTTTCTTCTCATAATACAGGTTGCGGCAAAAGTTTAGGTATGTGTCACATGGCAGCTGCAGCTCTAGCCCAAGGGCGAAACGTACTCTATGTTACTCTTGAAATGGCAGAAGAACGTATTGCAGAGCGCATTGATGCCAACCTACTTGACATACGAATAGATAAAATCAAAGACCTGTCTCAAACTGACTTTCAATCTCGTGTAGAAGGCATCTCTAAGCGCACTCGTGGAAAGTTAATTGTTAAAGAATATCCTACTGCAGCGGCTCATGTCGGTCACTTTAGGGCGCTGTTACTAGAATTGAAACTTAAAAAGAAGTTTGAACCAGACATCATCTATATTGACTATCTTAATATTTGTGCGTCTTCTCGCGTTAAGGGACTGAGTGGCAGCATAAACACATACAGCTTTATCAAGAGTATTGCTGAAGAGCTTCGTGGACTTGCAGTAGAGTTTAATGTGCCTATCTGGAGCGCGACTCAGGTGACTCGTGGAGGGTTTAATAATTCTGACGTTGAAATTACTGACACATCAGAATCTTTTGGATTGCCAGCTACAGCTGACCTCATGCTTGCGTTTATTCGAACTGAACAGCTTGACAAGATGAACCAGATTATGGTAAAGCAGCTTAAGAATCGTTATAACGACCCTACTGCAAATAAACGCTTTACGATTGGAATTGATCTCTCAAAAATGAGACTCTATGATATTTCTGATCCTATGGCAAATATCACGAATGACAGCGACTCGTCTCCTGTGGTACACACTCCCTTTAGTAGCCAACGAAAAAATAAGGACTATAGCGACATAAAGGTGTAATTTTATAAATAATACAAATATTATTATAAATAAGCTTATATGTCACGACTAACCGAATTTACCAGCTACCTGACCGAAGCGCTCTCTACATCTTCTGTAGAAAAAGCTGCATTTATCATTCAACGCTATCTTAAGAAAAAGACTGGCACTACATTTTTTAAATATCCCGGCTTGGAAAAATATACCAATTCAAGTGGTACTGGCTTTGGACTCCGACTCTATAGCGCAAAGCGTAATATGAGTGTACGTTTCAACTGGATACAAAGCTCGCTCGTCGGACTCAATAACTTGGCTTCTATAGACTATTGGAATGGAAAAAACCCGGTTCCTTTCCACATTGAATTTGACCAGAGCGTATCACTTGTAAAGACTCTGCCTATCATTGCAGATATTTTAAGTGCTGGAACTGCAACCCTTGGTAAGATTTATAGCATGCCTGACGAAGTGCCTCTCTATGAGGGAGTGCTAAATGAAGCTCGTGGCAGTCATGATTTTGAAGCTATCTTTGATGAGATTGCTGACTATCTAGTTGACCCAAACTTTGTAAAGAGCAAAATCTATAGCATGTATGGCGTTCCAGGCGTTAAAATCTTTGATGCTCTTTCAGCTGCATATCCAAACTTTATTGAAAAACAAGGCATCAAGTATGTCTGGGTCGGCAAAGCCAAAGACTTGAAGCAGATCAAAGCTGAAAAGGGCAAGATTATGGCTCGTATCGGAGTCGTCTCTGGCACAGTTTCAAAGGGTGCAGCAAAAGAAAAATACAGTTACTCTCCTGAGCTTGACGAACTTGAAAAAAATCAAGATCGTCTTTCATTTGAATCACAGCTAAAAGATCTTGAAAATCTAGTCAAGCTTACTGTAAGCGGAGCGTCAAACGCGCTCTTCGTTTCAGGTAAAGGTGGAGTAGGTAAAACATTCACTACTGAAAAGATACTCTCAAGCCTCGGGCTGCGTGACGGCAACGGCTACTTTAAAAACACTGGCTCAGCAAGTGCCGCTGGTCTCTATTCATTGCTTTTCAAATATAAAAATGATATTGTCTTTTTTGATGACAGCGACGATGCACTCGGCGATCAGGAAGCACGCAACCTGTTAAAGGCTGCAACTGATACCAAAAAGATTCGCAAGCTTGTATGGAACAAGATGGGTAAAAACGTCGTGGATCCAGAAGACGACATGTCAGATGCAGAGATACTTGACCAAGGATTGATTCCTCGTTATTTCGAATTTACTGGCAAGATTATCTTTATCTCAAATCTTGATCTTAACAAACTTGATCCAGACGGCGCTCTTCGTACACGCGCATTTATCATCAATATTGATCCTACCGAAGCTGAAATCTATGACTTTATGGAAAAGATCGTAGATGATATCAAGCTTGAAGACGGCCTTAATCTTGATCACAAATCACGTCTACACGTCGTTGATCTGCTTCGCAAGGGCAAGAGCAAACAGAGCGCTAACCTTCGCAAGCTATCCCGCGGCCTAAACATGGCAGCAGGAGCAATCGCGGCTGGAGTTGAAGTTTCTGACGGCGATCTTGCTCGTATGATCGAGTCGTACGCATAATTCTCATTTAACAACAAGTTAAAAACACGGGATCTTCTAAGGAGGATCCCGTGTTTGCGTTATAAGTAGCAATATAATGATAGGCATTAAAATAAAGGGAGCACGCAGCAATCGTAGACTCTACGCTCTTATAAAAAATGCTGCTCTCTTCTACTTAAAGACACTCTGCCCACGCATTCGAAATATGCAGTTGCAAATAGAGATTGTTGATGACTTGTCGGAGACTGAACGTGTACATGGTGATTGTTGCCAATGCGGAGTTAATGATCCTGATACCGACTATGTTATAAGACTCAACCGAAATGAGTCTTATCATTTTATGCTAACTATATTAGCTCATGAAATGGTGCACCTCAAACAGTATGTTCGAAGAGAGCTTGTGCTATATAGTGGCGACTCGTTGGGTGCTCGTTGGAAAGGAGTCTATTGTTCAGAATATGACTATGGCTCTGCACCATGGGAAAAGGAGGCGGACGAGCGTGAACTTGAGCTCTATATGGCGTTTTTTGAAAGCTGTTCATTATTGAGAGTGTATAAATAGATAGATATGGCTGCATCAGAAGGAGTAGATTTAGAATGGGCAATTGTTGAAACGCTTAATGGCACTTCTATGTCCAGAAATTATTCGGATAAGATTAAAAAACAAGCCCAACAATGCATTGAACACATTAGAAAATTTGCGGGGCTTTCTGATATTATTGCATGGCATTCTGATGATACAAAAAACCCAGTTGGTAAAGCAATATCGGCTAACCCAGAACCCAAAACTGATATAATTTTAAAAATCGGAGCAAAAATTTATTATGTATCTGTTAAAATGGCAGGTGGAGTTCAACTCGCTTCAGGACAAGGGAATAGCACTGCTGATTTATTTGAGGCAGCAGCTTCTCAAATTAAAAATGCAAATAAAAGTAAAGTACTTAAATCTATAATTAAGGAATTGCGAGTATTACCAACACGAATGTTATCACAAAGCAATCTTTCC